GTATAATATCACCCGTACATCTGGCGCGTATTCAGCTACAGCAGATGAGAACTGGACATCCACTATTATAGGTGGTGTCCTAGTGATGACCAATAATGTTGATAAACCACAGTTCTGGGAACTGACTGATGGTGTTCCTTTGTCTAATACCAAGATGCAGGACTTGACCAACTGGCCTAGCCTTACCGCTCTTAACGGTGCGTTAAATGATTCAGCCACAACAGTTACTGTGGACTCTACTGAAGATTTCCCTACATCTGGCACTGTGACGATAGGTTCTGAGGATATATCCTACACAGGTAAGACAGATACTACGTTTACAACCTGCACTAGGGGTGCGAATAGCACAACCGCAGCAGCGCATGATGACGATGCAGCTGTATACGTTACTGTATATACTAAATCTATTCGTGCATTTCGCTCCTTCTTGGTTGCGTTGAATATAAATCGTGGTGGTGTATCTTACCCAAGGGTTGTGAAGTGGAGTACAGAGGCTGGAATACAAGGTGTTCCATCCTCATGGAATGAAACGACTAGCACGGTTGATGCTGGTGAATACGAATTAGCGGATTCCAAGGGCGACATCCTAGACGGGTTACAGCTTAGGGATACATTCATGATCTACAAAGAGGATGCTACATACTCCATGAGTTTTGTAGGAACTCCTTTTATCTTTTCCTTCAGACAGTTATCTCCTACGATTGGAGCAATAGCAAAGAACTGTGTAGCTGAGTTTGATGGTGGTCATGCTATCTTTGGTAAGGGTAATTTCTATATCAATGATGGTCAGAGACTTAAACCAATACTTCCTCAGAAACTAAAGGAATATGTGTTTACAGAAATAGATGGCGCGCAGATTAATAAGTGTTTTGTTGCTGCCGACTACGGTAGAACTGAGATACTATTCTGTTTCACGGCTGACGGTGCTTTGACCAACCACCCTAATAAAGCTATCGTATGGAACTATATAACCAATACCTTTACTATCAGGGATTTACCCGATCTCGCCCATATTGGGTACGGCAACGTAGGGAATCCAACCACATCTACGACTTGGGTTTCTACAACTACATCATGGGCGGGTACTACTGGTCCTTGGACGATGAGTTACGATCTTCAGGATAAGGTATTACTCTTTGCCGACCCAGCAAATACAAAACTATACAGAGATGGTTCTGGTAACAGGGAAGATACAGCTGATATGGTATCTTACATCGAAAGAACTGGTCTAACCATGAATGGTCAAGGCCAGCCAGATCATACTACAGTCAAGCGTATTAGTTCTATATGGCCCAAGATGTCCATTAGTGGCTCTGATTCTATAAACGTGTATCTTGGCACTCAGATGTCTACTGAGGGTGGTATATCGTGGAATGCTCCCGTAACATTTGATCCTAATACCCAGTCTAAAGTATCCGTGAGAGGCACTGGCAAGCTGTATGCTGTACGCTTTGAGTCTACCACTGATATGAACTGGGAGTTAGATGGTTATTCTATAGAGGTTGACAATGTAGGTAAGCGTGGCTCAAGGAGTTACTGATGGCAACCTATGCCGATAGGGTAGAGAAGAGTGTAACAAGGTATGAACCCGGTCCTCTCCCAGAACAAGTAGATGATTTAGGTGGTTATGTTGTTACAGAACTAAAAAGACTTGGTGACATCCTATTGAATCAGTCTATATTTAGGCTAGAACCTACTCATATAGAACCATCCAAACCACGGAAGGGTGACATAAGGTACGCAGATGGGACCGATTGGAATCCGGGTGGAACCGGGGAAGGAATTTACTGGCATAACGGAACAGCATGGGCAAAACTGTAACTCAACTTGAGTCTGAAACTGTAGTAGCACCCTCATGTAAGGTTGCTCTAGTAGAAGCAGAAGATATAGACATGGTATGGGATGATGTCGTACCCTTAATAGAGAAGGCATTACGTCATGCCGAAGGTGAACTCATACCAGAGGATATAAAGAAACATCTTGACTCTGCTAATCTGAGATTATGGGTAGCATTAGAAGATAGGGATGTTATAGCAGCTATGGTAACTGAAATTATCCAGTATCCAAGGAAGAAGATTGTCAGAGTTATAACACTAGCAGGTAAAAATATGGGTCTATGGTATGACTTCCTTCCCATGTTAGAGGGTTATGCTATAAGACATGGCTGCTCATCCCTTGAGGCATGGTCAAGGAAAGGCATGGCAAGAAAACTAAAAGACTGGAAACATTCTTATGACATCATTACGAAAGACTTAAAGCAGAGGATGCAATAATGGCGACAACATTTACACCTTCTTCGGGATTACTCCAAGCTAATAGTGCTTTATTCCCATCGGTACATAGAGGACCAGCAGGTCATCTTGCTGCTAATGTAGGGCTACTAGGTTATAAACCCGTTACTCCATCTAAGACAGTAACAAGGGGTGCTGTTGATGTGCCTATCGAATTAGCAATGCACGAAGGTGCGAACAAGTACGAGAACTATGTTCGAGCATGGCCTGATTTACTAAACCATTACCTTAACAATATACCTACTGATACTCAGTCTATGGCTGACTGGGGTAGAGAGCATTGGCTTGGGCAAGGTAGTAAAGAAACTGATGCGTACATGGCTGCACAGGGTAAGACTCCTATGGAAGCATGGAGAGCAAGAGGTATGTGGGGTGATACACCATTACCAAGAACTGCTTTAGGTCCGGGCAGATTCCAAGCATCTAGGCATCTACCAGCTATGGATGCAGCTTATGATCCAAGAGCAGGCACTACAGAAACAACCTACAGTGCTGGTGTACCTATGCCAGATGTAGAGGGATATAAGTACGCTTACCGTCCTTATCAGTGGAATCAAGATAATCAACGATATGAAGAACTAGCGTATAATGAATTCGACCAGAGTAAGTATCCGTACTACCCGTATATGCCAACTGGTGGTAGAGCGCCTGATAAGAATGATCGTATATTAGTTGGCGTTAGACTGGTTCCAAAGTAGGAGAATATTATGTCAGGTGGATCAAAAGTACAAACGACAAGAACTGAACCGTGGGAACAGCAGAAGCCCTATTTAGAGAGAGGATTTGAGTATACTAAAGACCTGTATAGATCAGGCGCATTAAATCCTGCTTACTATGGAGGTCAAACAGTAGCTGGCTTTACCCCGGCTCAAGAGGCTGCACAGGATGCTACAATAAGGTATGCTGCTGATCCACAGACTGAGGCATTCATGGGTGCTGCTCAAGCTGGTCTAGGTGGCGCACTAGGTTACGGCGCGGATGCAATGGGTTATGGCACAGCTGCTGCAAGACCTTTAAGCACTTCAGAATATGAGGGGTATACACCGTTCGAGCAAGGTCAGTATAGAGATTTATTAGCAGGAACAGTAGATACAGATACAGGTCCATTTAGAGATGTTGCAGATGTCTATGGTAGACAAGCAATGGGTCAGCTAACGGGAGAAGTATTGCCGGGTATACGTAGCGCAATCACGCAATCGCAAGCAGGTGGTGGTACGAGAGGGGATATAGTACAATCTAATGCTATAGCTGCTGCTAATCAACAGATGACAGACAACATAGCTAAGGCTCAGTTTGATGCCTATAATAGAGCGCAGGGTATGAGATTGCCAGCAGCCCAGATGGGCTTAGGCGCACAACAGGCAGCTATGGGCTATGGTATGCAGGGAGCAGGGGCTACGCAAGGAGCATTAAGTCAGTATCCATCCATCCTTGGCGCACCATTAGCAATGACTGGTGCAATGGGGCAGGTTGGCGCACAGCAGCAGGCAATGGACCAGCAATTACTAGATGCTGATCGAGCTAAGTATGCCTATGATGCTCAGAGAGCGCAGCTTGGATTACAGAACTACATGGCTGGTATCTCAGGTGAGTATGGTGGAACGAGTACAGCAACAGGACCAGCCGGACCTAACCCGATGCTTACCGCATTAGCAGGTGGACTGGGTATGGCAGCAGGTGGTCCGCTTATGGGTGCTTTAGGACTCTAGGAGAATAGATTATGTTTTACGGTGATCCGACATTTGGTGGTGCAGAAGCACTATGGAATTTAATGAAAGAACGGGATTTGCTGACCTTCAAACCACTTGAAGCTAAACGGGCAAGAGAAGCGCAAGCCCAGAGCCTGCGAGATTTTCATGTTGCTGAACGCGAGAGTGGTGGAAGACCTAGGACTTACTCTAGGTTTAATCCTGTTGATCCTGCCGAACAACAGAGTCAAGATATGCACAGATTCAGAAGGGCTGCAGCACCACTGCCACAGGATGTACAGGCTAAGTTAAAGACAGGTGGTTATGATCCAGTAGTTGACGAGGAAGATGAGTACGCTAAACTATTAAGGATGATGTTCATGTCAGAACTTATGGCAGGAATGGCAGGTGGTGATCCACCGACACCGTATACCGTACAGGCAGGACCAGCAGCAAG